GCAACACCAGTCATTCGCCTATATTAAACACACACTTCGCGGTCTTCTGACGTATTTTGCTTTTTTTCTTGCCGCGATGATTATATCTCTTCCCGTGCCTCGTAATCTCTTTTTACAGTATATTCCCAACATGTACACATCGGGCGGGGTTGTATCGTATTCTGGTGGTGCAGTTCTCGGTCTGATCGCAGTTGCCCTTGCGTATGTTCTCTCTACCTTCTTTAGTATTTTAGTCTAAGCAATGATACACCGAGCATCCTCGTCATCATTGTCGGACGAGTAGATCACCTTGCGAAGACCATACTCCCGCATACACTTTTCCAGAAAGATAATACAGTTGTGGCAAGGCTTTGAGTTCTTGATGTTCCCGTTTCTACCGAGTCGTACAACTTCCAGCGTACAACCACGCAGTTGTGAAATATCACCAAGAGTTTTCACAACTGCGCGTTCAGCGTGTAGACTTTGATCGTCCCAACCGGATCCACGGGAGCGAGTGCCGAGCGTATTCCTAGACCTAGCAATCGGCCTCCTCCTCCTATAAATCGTAGCAACGTGGAACTCGGTGTTGTGAACGTTCATGAACTCCATTTTCGTGATGTAATACATAGACATTACATGCGCGCAATTCGTTTTCAAGGAAATTCACTTGTGTATACAATGGATACGGCGAAATATAGGCGGAGATCGAAAGGATGGGAACGCGATCCTCCGGCCTATATTCATTCCCGTATTCTGTTTGGCGCAGGAATGTCTCTTACACCTGAGTTTGCGGAGAAACATCAAATCACACATGTGATTAATTGCGCGTTTGATGCAGCGAGTCCCGAATGGTTCAAACGCAGATATCCCAATAACTACATATGTCTCGATGCAGTAGACTCGATAGACGCAAATATACTGGATTGGTATCCCGCGTTTGAGAAAACTATGCACTCCTTTTTGCGCCATGAAGGTTCAAAGAACGTATTTGTACATTGTCAGTGCGGAATGAATCGTAGCGGTTTTTTATGCCTAGCCTTCATGTGTAAGCGCTTAAATGTAGATTTTCATACAGGCGTTGCTATGATTCTAACCCAACGACCCTCTGCGTTGACAAATTCAACCTACATGAACCAATTGTACCGATTTTCAGAAGGATCAAGATAGTGGATAATATGGACAACATGTTTCGAACAAAGAAATACAAAGATTCTTCTAAATCGAAAACGCACGAATTAGGAGGGACTCTTGACTCGATTCACACAAGTATGATCTCTAAACTTCGCGACGTGAATAAGGAGGAAATTCAAGCACGAATATGTGAATTGAATACAGACATTGCCAAACTTGAACAATTCAATGATATTACCAACCTTGTCAAAGTAACGAAACTTAAAGAGGAATTTGATACACTAAGCAACCAACTCGATGAACTACAGAGTGTTCACGATTACTACATCAAAAACGCAGACATTCTGCTGAAGTATTACGGATCACATGACAAAGCGCAGGTTACAAACGCTCTACCGAATGACCAAAATACATTCCTGAAGTTTCTCGTTACAAACACCAATGATACAAGCGTATCGAAAAAGGAACTGTTTGATGAATATACATCACGTATGAAACTACAGACAACCCTACCAGAACAAAGTGTCTCTGCAGAGCATTGTGCTAGATGCAACATCGCCCGCGAAGAGCTATCCGCAGAAGGTATTTTAGTCTGTCCATCATGTGGTTCAGAGGAGTATATGATGGTTGTTTCAGACCTCTCCAGTTTCCGCGATCCACCGAAAGAACGAAATAATTACGCATATAAGAAGATCAACCACCTAAATGAGATTCTAAATCAGTTCCAGGCAAAAGAGAGCACGATTATACCGGAGGAAGTTATGAATGAAGTTGTTTGTGAAGTAAAGAAGCGGAGAATTCAAAATATCGCAGAGCTCACAGAGAAAGATATGCGCGAAATATTGAAAAAGCTAAATCGTTCCAAGTATTACGAACACGCAGCACATATTTTATCACGACTGAACGGAAACCCACCGCCGACAATTACGCCGGAAATAGAGGAGAAAATACGAGCAATGTTTCAGGAGATTCAAGGACCCTTTTTGCTATATTGCCCCGACGACCGCACGAACTTCCTCTCATACTCGTATATTTTGTATAAGTTCTTTGAGCTGCTAGAACTGGATGAGTATAAATCCTATTTCTCGCTGCTCAAATCCCGAGACCGGTTAATTGAGCACGACATGATATGGAAGAAGGTTTGTGAGAGTCTACGCTGGGAGTTCATTCAAAGCGTCTAACGACGCTTGGATAGAAGACCCGACTTCCATACAACAGACCACACGACCACGAACACCAGACCGTGGACGACAGCCTGGGTCAGCAGAGAACCACCGGGGGGCAGCGCTAGGACGACACCAGGAGTCAGAACAACGAAGAGAGCAGCAAGAACAAGAAGCTTAGCCCACATTTCTTTTATGATTTTATGGTAAGATAAAAAAATGGCCGAACACCATTGGTGATTTCATATGATTGTAGACGCATCCAAATGTAGTCCGGTGGCGTATTAAACGCTTCGCAAAAGATCTGGTGAAGGCGATTGGTATGACACCCTACGGCGACCCCCGCGTGGTTCATTTTGGAAAAGGAAATACGTTGATTCAACTGATTGAGACCTCAAGCATCACAGCTCATTTCGTGGAGGCGACGAACGATATGTATTCAGTTGTAAAGAGTTTGATAAAGGAATCGTAGAAGAACTCATTTCAGTCCATTTTGATCCCGAGAGTATTCGAAAGCGATTTATCTACCGCGACGCATAATGCGATACGAATTATCTAGGATACATAAGGGATGTCGTGGTATCTGCCGACACAAAACTTGCGAATTCAAGTTCGCAGTGGAACTACGACGCAATGGGAAGTAGGTGGTTCTGATACAACTCAATGTATTATTCTTGCGTGTGGAGAGATGGGATATGATTCGAACAATAAAATATTAAAAGTTGGAGATGGCGTTCACTGCTGGGTCGACTTACCTGCAATTAGCGGAGGTGGAGGCGGTGGGGGGGGTGGCGCAATAGGATCTACTGGCCCAACTGGGGCGAGCGGAGCAACAGGTGCTACAGGTCATATTGGAGCGACAGGATCTACCGGTCCTATCGGTGCCACAGGATCTACCGGACCAACGGGAGCTACCGGACCAACAGGAGCTACGGGAGCTACGGGACCGAGAGGAGCTACCGGACCGACAGGAGCTACGGGACCGACAGGAGCTACCGGACCGACAGGTGCTACAGGACCAACAGGAGCTACGGGACCGACAGGAGCTACGGGGCCGACAGGATCTACAGGACCAACAGGAGCTACGGGACCGACAGGAGCTACGGGAGCTACGGGAGCTACGGGACCGACGGGTGCTACAGGACCAACAGGAGCTACAGGACCAACAGGAGCTACGGGGCCGACAGGATCTACAGGACCGACGGGTGCTACAGGACCAACAGGAGCTACGGGGGCGACAGGTGCTACAGGACCGACAGGTGCTACAGGACCGACAGGTGCTACAGGACCAACAGGAGCTACGGGGGCGACAGGATCTACAGGACCTAATGGTGACACTGGACCAACAGGTGCTACGGGACCTAATGGAGCGACAGGTGCTACGGGACCTAATGGAGCGACAGGTGCTACAGGTCCTAATGGAGCGACAGGTGCTACAGGTCCTAATGGAGCGACAGGTGCTACAGGTCCTAATGGAGCGACAGGTGCTACGGGACCTAATGGAGCGACAGGTGCTACAGGACCTAATGGAGCGACAGGATCTACGGGGCCGACAGGATCTACAGGACCGACCGGATCTACAGGACCGACAGGTGCTACGGGGCCGACAGGATCTACGGGACCGACGGGTGCTACAGGACCAACAGGAGCTACAGGACCAATGGGAGCTACGGGGGCGACAGGATCTACAGGGCCGACAGGTGCTACAGGACCGACAGGTGCTACAGGTGCTACAGGTCCGAATGGAGCGACAGGAGCTACAGGGGCTAATGGTGACACTGGACCAACAGGTGCTACGGGTCTCGATGGTGACATTGGACCAACAGGATCTACGGGACCTAATGGAGCGACAGGTGCTACGGGACCCAATGGAGCGACAGGAGCTACAGGTCCGAATGGAGCGACAGGGGCTACAGGTCCGAATGGAGCTACAGGAGCGACAGGTGCTACAGGTCCGAATGGAGCGACAGGTGCTACAGGAGCTAATGGTGACACTGGACCAACAGGTGCTACGGGTCTCGATGGTGACATTGGACCAACAGGATCTACTGGTGCAACAGGATCTACGGGACCTAATGGAGCGACAGGTGCTACGGGACCGAATGGAGCTACAGGTCCGACAGGAACTACG